CTGCGGAGTAGTGTCTTCTACTACATTAGATAAGTATCCTGCCGTAGAATGATCGCCCCATCCAAAAGCTGTATCCCAATTTCCTACTTTAGTATCAGTAATAGTATTAACACCCATATCAATAATATTACCGTTAGCATCTAAAGTACCTCCTAATTGTGGAGTAGTATCTTCTACTATATTAGTTATTCCTCCACCTGAAGCATCGTTCCAAGTAGTTCCATCAAAATAATACTGAGTTAAATCAGCTTGACTTCTTACTGTTATATCAAAGAATGGAGTTTGATTAACCCAAGCAGAAGCATCTAAATCATATTCTACTATGTCATTCTCACTCGCTCCATCCCAGTCCGCATGGACCACCGTTGAGGTAAGATTAATTAATATATACCTATCTCCATCAAATTCAGTAGGAGGAGTTAAAGCCATATCAACTCTATCTAATACTGAATCTTGCCAATAGGGTACTTCCCATTTAAGATCTCCATCCCATCCCTTTCTTAAAGCTGTACCGCTTCCAGCAGTACTAAAGTCTTTAGGTGAATGAAGCTGATCGTTAGGGATATTTTTATGTAAATTCTCAGGAGTCGCCATATCTTCTATTTATAATCTAATTCAAAAAATAATCCATTTACTAATTCAAAAGCCTTTACAGTTTCCTTTATTATTCCATCTATCTCAAAAGCTACTAATTCATAAACAGCTAATATAAGCTGAAAATTAGATTCGTAGAAATCACAAGCAAATACGCTTTCTATTCTTTCTTCATAAACATTTAAAGTATTAGTCCTAATCTCAAAAAACTTATCAACTATAGTCCTAGATACTTCTAAAGTTAATCCTCCCTCTGTAAATCTTTTTATTAATCTATTCTCTAAGCACTTATTACATTCATCAAATTTACTAAAAACTAGACTTTTAAGCTCTGCTTTACTCATCCCTTTTTTATATTCTTCGACTATCTGTTTTAAGCTAATACTTGTATTTTCTAATTTAATATCTATAAAGTCTTTAAATACTTTAGTCTTAGTTTCATCTAGCTTATGATATGATCTAAATTCTTTAGTATATCCTTTTCTTCTTTCTAATTCAAAGAATAGATCATGAAGAACTAAATCTTTAATATCGTATTTGAACTTCTTAAATTTAAAGTTCTTAATCCATGTAGATACGGCATCCTTATAAATAAACATAAATAAGCCTATCAACAAAACTAAAGCAGATAATATACCTCCTTCAATGTTATCTATTAAACTTAGTAATTCTTTCACCTTAGTAAGTTATAAAATATTTACTATTGTTACTATCTTCACATCCTTCAAATAATGGATATTTTGAGCTATCATCTTCCTGCTCATCCTTTATATATTGGATTAAGTTCTGCTTCATTAGGTCCGCATCAGATGATAATCTTCTTCTTAATAATCCATAATCTTGATCGTCCGCTTGACCTGATAAATCATCTAAAGGATTCCTAGAACCTAAGCTCCCTATCTGAGATCTTAAATAAGGCATCTCCTCAAATACTATGTAATGAGCTAACATAGGTTTAATATAAGATTCTAATAAAGTATTATTATCAGCAGTTAAAGAAGCTCCTTCTACTTGTGTTAAGATCTCATCATAGAAATCTTTACCTAATACTTTCCTAACATATTTCCTCTGATAGTTAATGATCCTATTCTCTAATAGTGCTACATCAAACTGAACACTATTAATAACTTGATCTCTAACCTCAGTACTTGTAATTATTTCTGTATTATGTGCCATTAGTTTAATGATTTACAAATTACGTTTAAATATTCAACAGTTATATTAGTAGCGCTTGAGTCATTTTCTACCCATATCTCTATATAATCATTTTCTTCCATGTCTAAAATAGTCTGACAAGCTATAGATTCTGCTCTACCTCCACTTGAAGTAGTAGCATACATTTCAGAAGAAGAAATTACAACTCCATTTTTAGCAACATATAACCCAATTACATTATTATTTCCAGAAGTAAGCGAAGCTGTTGCTGATACTTGGAAATCTCTAATTAATCCACCAGTATAAGTTAATCTATTATCACTATGCGAAAACTTTTGATTTATTGTATTTGCTGTAGTAGTTCCTGCTATTTTATAAGCAACTCCAGAAGAAGCTACTGTAGTAGCTGTTGTGTTATTAAGCATATAATAATTTCCTATTTCAGCAGTATTATCTATTCCTTTACAGTTGATGAATCTCGTTTTATTATCCGTATAAGTTACACCTCCAGTATAAGTGCTTCCACCACTAAAATTGATAGTATCTAAAATATATCCCTCTGTTGGTACTGTTGCAGATGGATCAATATAAATACCAGTAGTAGAACCAAAAGCTACAACAGATGAATAAATTAATCTAAATCTTCTTGTAATTGTAGCTGTAGAAGCTAACTCAAGTATATTACCACTAGCACCTGAACCAACAAAAATAGAATTATCTACTCCCACTGTTCCCGTAGTTCCATCAAAAATTAAACCTTTAGAATTTAGAAAAGCACCTTTAGAATATATCCAGTTATCACAAGTATTAATAGTACCTACATTAGGTACATTTAAAAAGTTTACTCCAGTCCAATCTAAAGCTAAAGGAGGGTTAATATTCCCATTAATAGATATTGCAGTGTCAACATCTTTAAAAGTGATATGTCTTATTGGAGTAGTCCATTCAGTAGTAAATAAAGCAACACCTACTCCTAAACCAGTAGAAGTTATAGTACAGTTTTCACTAGAACCTCCTATAATAGTAGTATTTTGACCTCCAACTAATCTATCCCCTAACAAATCAATATTAGCAGAAATAAAATAAGTTATATTATCTCCTAAAGTAATTACTGCTCCACTAGCAGAAGGAAAATCGCTTTTTTCATTCACAAAAACCACCTCATTAGGTACTAATTGTGATTGTGCTATCTCTGTAAATAATGGCATATTATAATAATTTTGTAATTACTAAATTACCAGTACCAGTACCAGAAAAAACAACTTGAACAGCTCCAGAGTAACCATAAGGTAATTCATAAATAGAATTTACACCAGTTGAAAGTTTTACCGTATAATTAGTTGCTGATGCTGTGCTACTACCAAGCAATACATAGCAATCAGTAGAAGCTAGATTAACAAAACTAGCACCTATCCTAGACTCAGAAGTCAAAACCTCTGTACTTGTTACTGTTGTTGCTTGTGTTAATATTGTAGAACTAGAAGAAAAGCTTAACTTATAACTATCTAATACGTTAAATAAAGCAGAACCAGATGCTACTACTGGAGAATCTACTAAATTATAATCTATGTCTATCTTAGCTGATCCACTAGATAATCTTACTTTGTCTCCGTAATGATAGATAAAAGTAGAATCTTTTGGAAATAACCAGCTATTATCTATACTATCTGTTATCTTAATGTTGTATCCGTTATCTGTTATATTATATCCCATTTCTTACTCGTTTTCTTGTTCTTGTTCATCCTCTTCTAAAGGCTCAAATCCTGCTATAGCTCTTAATTCGTTTTGAGTTAAGATAGCAGTAATATCTATATCAGAAATATATGATACTGGAGGCTTAGTATGTACTGTAACTTTAATATCTCCGAATCCAGCTTCTTCTAACATCATATTAAAAGTAGGAATCAAAGCATTTTTATATCCTCTAATTACAGTATTATTAACTAATTCAAAAGCATTTCTAATCTCTTGACTAGATCCTAACTTTCCAGCAGTTTGAATACCGCTTAATGAAGGATGCCATCTATGAGCTGAAATAATATTCTGATCTGCTAACTGTTGAAGCTCTGTAAAATCTCCATCTTTGATACCATCAAATAATTGAACATTAGTCTTATTCTCTTGGCTGTCTACCATTTGAAATAAGATCTTGCTGTTATTACCTTCGTCTGTAAATTTAGGAATCACTACATCCTTAATATAATCTTCAGGAGTCATCCCCTCAGGAGGCTCACCTACTAAATCAACCACAGCAGAAGGCATAAATCCATTCTTAAACCTAGTTAAATTAAATGTAGGAATCTTATAACTAATATCAATCCAATGCAAAGCACCAACGTAATCAGGCATACCATAATATCTATGTTCAGGAGTATACTCTCTTCTATAAATAATAGAATTTGCTTCTCTCGTTCCCTTGCTAAACATAGGAATCTTCTCAATATCTTCTTCAATACCTTCCGTATCATTATTCTTAATGCTATTCCAATCCGTTGAAATATACGCATTCTCTATAATGTTTTGTTCGTTCTCTTTTTCTAATCTTACTTCTGTAGAGTCTTGATGGAAATAATAAGTAAATCCTGACTCTTTTGCTACCTGAATGCTATAAGATCCTAATGTTATTAAATCTTTAGCACATCTTTTATATATCTCCTCTAAGCTTTCTCCTTTGTTGTTAATGCTCTGAACATAATCTCTTAATCTAGCATCAGTATCTAAATCAATAGCTTCACCATTTCGCTCAAAAGTTAATCCTTCTCCGCAAGTGAATACTAATTTAGATTCTAATATAGCATTATGAACAGAAGCTCTTTTAGCTCTCTTCGCTAAATCATTAGGAAATATATTATTATCATCTTTAAAGTATTGTACCCAGTCACCTACAAAGTCTTTTTCTTTATCAGTTTCTCTAGGCATTACTGGATCTTGAATCTTAGCTACAAATCCCGTTTTAATTCTGTTAGATTTAGTTTTATTCTTGCTCATGTATAAACTTTAAAGATAGTAAAAAGGGGAGAAAGAAACTCTCCCCTAATTTATTTATTGCTCAAATTTAGTAGCATCTGTTGTATCCCCAGTAAACTCTCTAGGTAATTCTGCCATTTGACCTTCAAAAGCAATAGTGTAACCGCTCTCATCTTGTAACCCTTTACCAGTTACAGAAGATACTGTTACGATCATAGCACCACTATGCTCTAAAAATTCATCATATCCGTAAACAAAAAACTTCTGATTGAAATCTTCTGCTACTACGATAACCTTACAAGTATTGAATAATTCTTGTAATACTTTTGCTTTAACTTTCTCTTGTTTAGGTACTTTGAAATCCCCTGAGATAGCTAAAACTTTTGATCCGTTCTCAGCACTTGCTTCTGTGTTAAAATCTCCAGTAAATGAGTCGAACTCAAATTTGTAGAATTTAACCGCTGTTGAAGTTAATGCTACGGCTGTATAATCATGATCTGTTCCTGCTGTGAATCCTGATGTAGTATCTACGTTATCTCTCTCTGTAATCCAAAGAGTCTTAATACCACCTCTTCTATTCTCATCAGAACATCCGATATTAATTCCAGTTGTTAAAGCCATTATATTATATTTATATAAATCAAAAATAAGGGAGTATATTTCAACTCCCTCTTAAATATTCTTAGTATCCGAAAGCAATTAACTCAGGATGTACAATTTGAGTTCCTAACATGAACTTAGCAGATAAGTAATACTTCTCATCTTTTTTCTCATACCAGAACATAACCTCAGACTCAGGATTAGTTACATCAGATGCAATAACTAAGTTTTGAGGAATAGTTAATACGATAGCGTTAGGAGATACTACACCATCTTGAGGGTTAGAAGTATCAGCTAAAGCACCTGTCCAAGTATACTCTTTAACTAACTCAATTCCTCTGAAAGTTAATCCCATTTGCTCTCCTCTCATTACTCTCTCGATTCCAGCAGAAGCTCCAGTATTCTCTAAAGAAGTTAATAAGTTATTATAAACTGATGGAGAAACATAGAATTTCTTTTGGTTATCAGGAATAGATTCTAACTCAGCACCTTGATTAGTATAGATGTTTCTTAATGCAGTTAAAGCACCATCAGCATCTAATACCTCAGCAGTTTCATGAGTACTCATAGTTTCAATATGAGCTAAAGAAGCAGTAGATCCTAAGATTACTTCGAAGAATCCATCTAAGATCCCATAGAAAGCATCAGCATCAGCATCTTTACCGTTCCAAGCTAATTTAGGGATATCCTCTCTCATAGAGTTTACTACCATAGTTCTAATGATACCCTCTAAAGCTGTTCCAGTTAAATCATTTCTATCAACACCAGCCTTTCTTAATTCAGCAAAGATAGTAGCATCAAATTCTGATTCACACATTTCAACTTGTAACTTAACCTTCTTAGGAGTTACAGTTCTATCATTCATTGCTACTGATCCAGCCGCAGCAAATCCGCATCCAGTATCCGCTCTTAAAACTTTTTGAAGTTTAGAAGGGATATATACGTTTGCAGATGTTTTAACATTGTCTAAAATCTGATATTCAGCGAAAGGATTAACACCTTCAACTTGTGGAGAATAAAAGATTGGTTCTAAGATT